TATTATCTAACATTTGTCTCATAACTGTAGATTTAATTAATTGTATATCTTCTACTAGCTCTGCAATAGATCTACCATGAAATCTATGAGGCATGATAACTGGTGTCATAGATATAAATGGCATTGTATCCATTTCTTCTATGCTTAATAATTTTTTAGAATCACCAGCTACACAAATCTTAACAAGTTCTGCTTTGCCATCATCATCAAGATCCATTCTTACATAACACTCATGTAGTAATACATCTTGTGTAGATTTATCTCCATCTGTTTCACCATGTGAAAAGTCTATGTTTTGATGTCTAACAAACTTATCTTCTGTAAAATAATCTGGATCACCTGTTGGTAAAGAATCTACTAAGTCTTTATCATAACCCATTTCAACTAATTCAGTTTTAGTTTTATTAGTTCTATGTGCTATAAAGTTTGCATCTTCTATAGACTTACATCTTCTTTCAATAAGAAATTCTTCAGGTGGTATAGGATCTATTCTTACTTGACCATACTTTCTAGTTCTATGAATTACACAATCATGTAATTTAATTTTATCTAGTTCTTCACCTCTTTCATCTACGATAGGTTCATCATACTCTGTATGATTTTTAACTTCTACTTCTGCATCTGCAACTAAATCATTAAACTCATCATCAGTTAATCTGGTATATTCTTCTCTTTCAGTTTTATTTGAGTTATCCCAATAGATTTTAAGAATACCATTCTTTTGTATTAATGCGTCTTTGAAAGCTGTATATAATGCTGTAAATCCATTATTCTGTTTATAGAATATGTAATTTAGATAGTCTGAACATTGTCTAGCCATTTCTTCATCTTCTGGTCCTACACCTTCACAGCTAAATACGTTATCTCCTGCTGTAAAAATTTTCATAAGTGAAGGCATTAAGCTTTCAACTGTGTCCATAACATCATTAGATATTACTTGTGATCTACCTTCTTGTTCATTGCCAAGAGGCATTCCTAAATAATATTCTAATGATTTCTTTCGTCTAGCAACTAGCTCACCACCAATATAACCTGATGCGTTGTGAATCTCTTTGCTAACGATTGATAATATTTCTTGTTCTGATTTCTTCATACTATATATTTTGTATCTATATTAATTGGCTTATCCCATTCAGTTGTATCTAAAGGTTCGGATACACATCCATACCTAAAGCTATCAGCTGCGTGTGAGCACCAATCATGTAGAGGTTTATTTTTAAACACTTGGTTTTTTTCATCCCATTGTTTTCTATATTGACGTAATGCATCTAGTCCTTGTTTACACTTTTCTCTATCAAAATAACAGTCTTTTAATGTATTACGTACAGACTCTATACCATGATCTACTTCAAGTTTTGGTGCTACTTCAAAATCTAATCCTAGCTCAGATGCAACTTCTAATCTAGATTTACCAGTACCAAGTTCTCTTGCCATTATGTCGTGAGGAGCTATATGATTAGAATAAGCATAATCTTTTTCTGTTAAGACATCCACATAATGTGCTAATGATTCACCAGAGTTTTCATAATAATCTATAAGGTGTACTTCTTCACCAATTCTTTGTGCAAACCATATTGCAGTAGAATCTCCGATTCCCAAATCCCACCACGTTTCTACACCTGCATTATCATCTACAGGCACGTAGCCGATTCTCCCATCTTTATCAGCTTTAGTTATCAGCCGACCATAATAACTTCCTGACACAGCAGCTGTAAACGAACATTCAAACTCTTGTTCATATTGTTCTGGTGTCATTATTTGACGTGCCTGCTCCAGTTCCTCCTCTGGAATAACTTTAGTGTCAGAAGATCTATATAGTTTCCCATACCAATCTTTATGACCACGCTGTGCAAAATCATAAACTTCCCAGAATTGATTATGCCCCATAGGTGTACCGATAAATAAAACCCAACCTAATTTATCAGATACAGCTGGTCTTACAATCTCTGTCCATACTCTTGGAGACATGATAGCATATTCGTCTAAGACAACGCCATCAAATCCCATACCTCTTATAGAATCAGGATTATCTGCACCGAAAATCTGTATTCTTGAACCATTGAATAGATCTATTCTAAGTTCAGACTCGTTTCTACTTCCACCCCATATCATTAGAGGTTTTGTATAAAATTTTAAATATTCCCAAGCAATGGATTTACCTTGTCTATATGTTGGAGCTATGAATGCACATAAAGCTCTAGGTTTACCTGCTGCTGTTTTAATTAATTCGTTTATTGAAAGAACTGATTTACCAAATCTACGATGACAAACCAGAACACTAAATCTTCTTAAATTACTATGTACTTCTTGTTGATACTCTCTAGGTTTATAAGGTACTTCTATAATCCTAACTTTCTTTTTGCCATTGGACTTTGATTTGGATTGGCTCATCTGTTCCTATCTTAGATGTTGTGTTAGCAAGTTTTGGATGAATATAAGGTGCTGCTTTTTCTGCTGCATACATTTTACGTTCAGGTGAACTTGCAGGATTGTTTAACACAGATAAAAGATAATCTAAAGGAGAATGTTGATATTTAGATGCCATATCCTCCATAGTTTTCCAAAGAGATTTGGACTTAGAACCTAATGGTCTACCAGCTCCTTCTCTTTTACCACCATGTTTAGATACCTCATTCTCATGAGATGCATCTTCAGCAGTGCCTTTAGTTTGCATAAATTTAATTTTGTCCTCCATTAAATCTTTCTACCTTTTCTATCAAATTGTCTATATTCAGGAAAATCAAACTTTTTAGTTTTTCCTATTTTATATATACCTGCACCTGCACCAAAAGCTAAAGATAAAGGACTAAGTGCTGTTTTACCTGCAAACTTTATACCTTTAACTGTACCTTTTTTAAGAAAGTCCTTGATAGGAGTTTTCTTCTTAGGTGTTTTCATAAAGTTTCTGTCACCTGCGTATATCTTCATTAGTATTTCCTTTTAACTTTCATACCTTTTTTTTTGGCAGCTTTCTTAGCAGCCATCTTACCTTTTTTAGTATAAGGGTATTTTTTCTTTCCAACCATTGGCATAGTGTTTGTCCTTTTTATATGTTATATGTTTTCTTCATCTGCTTAATTTGTTTAGCAGTTTTTCTTTTTACTCTAACCTTTCTTTGTCCAGTTGCAAGATTATAAGTACCACCAGCTATGCTACCAATACCAGCACCTGCAACAGCTGCTACACCTGCAGCAGCAGCTGAAATTCCAGGATTTTGTTTTATAAAAGCTACATCACTTTTATTTAAAATTGGATTTTTTTTATAAAACTTTTTAGATTGTTTTTTTATTTTAGTTCCAAAACTTTTTGCTTTTGTCATTGTTTTAGCTTGGAATGTGTCAGCTCCTCTTACATTTGGTAACTTTCCTTTTAAAGTTTTCATGGCGTCCATAGCACCAGCATAATGTTTTTTTGCAAAAGCTTTAGCTAAAGTTCCACCCATTTTGAGTTTCATCATCATTGTCTTAATAGTCCTTGTTGTGCAGCCATTCTTGAATTAGGCATAGGCATATTCATTCGCCTTTGACCCATTTGTTGCATTTGTGGATTATTGGCTTGTTGTAATAATCCTTGCTGTTGTTGTTTAGCCACTTCTGGCATTAACTTTGCTCTAACAATTAATTGTAACTTCTGAGATTCCTCAGGAGTTAGATTAATCATTTGATCAGCTAATTTTTCTAATTTTTTATCCATTAAATAATCCTTTTGTAGTTACAATAACTTGTCTTTTTGCACCAGTTTTTTTATTAATTTGTCTTTGTCTAAAAGCCATATATTCACCTTTTGGTGATTTTTTATCTCCTTGTATAATATGATGTAAAGAAGGAAAGTCTCTAAAAGTTTTAGACATAGAAGCTTTATTTTTAGATGGCGTATATGATGAAAAAGTTTTTTTTAATCTTTTTTTAGTTTTATCATCAGGTTTACTATACAAATGTAAAGTTGTATTATTACCAAATGTATATGAATATCTATTACCTATTTTCCTTAAATCTTCTTTCATTAACAATTCCACTTTCTTAGAGATTTATTTATTCTACTATTTGGATCTCTAGCTGTTTTAGCAGAAGTTAGTTTACGTTTCATGCCTTTCATTCTAGCACAGAAACTAGCTCTACGTTTTGCTGCTTTAGATCCTTTTTTTAACTT